GAAGAAATGTATCTACGGTTGCCATAGATAGGAAACTTTTCTATATTTTCATGCGACCTTATAAATTCTCTGCAATCTCTTACATTTCCGGGTTTTACTTCACCAACATACTTCCCATCCAAGGTTTTATACTTTGTTTTCTTCTTACTGGGGACAAACAAAGTGGGTTGAAAGTCATCTCGTAATGTAAATGACCTGCCATTCTCATACCCACGAACTAGAAAGTCGTTGCCGACCATCTGAACGTTGGTGTAATATCTCATTTTACAGTGATGCTAGGTTTTGCTGTAAGTGTCTGATACTTATCAAGTTGATCCTTATCAGGTTGTACCATTGTTAGTATACTATCAGAGTGTATCATTAATTCTTTCTGTGTTGTAAAACTAGGCCACGATGTCAAGAAATTTTCACCATTTTCTTGCTTCAATTCGTATGGTTCTATCAATTTACAATCTGGTTCTCCTAATTCTGTACTAACTTCTTCTATTCGAGCAATAAGAACTAATTGATTCTTCAATAATAATATTTGTATCATGTCAAAGATAGGTTTCTTGAATTTAATTGTAGCATAGCATCTCTTATTTTGTCAATATAACCACTATTTCTTAATTCTTTGAAGACTAAGTTCTCAAAACCATATTCACCGTAAGAATCAAGTGATGCTCTCCTCGCTTCCTTTAGTTTTTTCATTATAGCACGTAATCCTACACCATTATCACTATCAATCAACCTTTCTATCTTACTTTTGATATTATTTGTCTTCTTTTCTAGTTCTCTTTCGTCTAATTCACCCTCAAACTTCTGTGGTTCTTGTATAAACCTGTTTTTTAGTAGACTATAGACTCCTTGACTTTTTTTTCTAGTGATTCCGGGTCTCTCAATGTATGGTTCTGCCTGCACACCATAAATTTTGACATCATGAGTCAATTCCCACAAAGTTTTTTTGTCCATATAGTAGTCATCTAACAATTCTGGGTCACAATCAGGCACATACTTAGGATCTACCACTAAATGCACGTCAATATCAGAATATTTTGTATAATTATATCCTGCATTACCTCCTAGCATTAAAATATCTACAATCCCTGCCTCTGGTATCTCTGCATAGTCTGCAAATGCCTTTCCAAAGTCCATTAATTTCTCTCTGACTATGGATTTTAGACCAGATGGACCCCAAAATACTGGATTTAATTTATCTCTAAACTTCAAAGTCAGATCCTCGTTCAATCGACGAAGATCTGACGCTGAAATGTGTTTTCTTACCCTATTGAACACAACCTAATTGCCTTTTTAGGTATTTAGAGCCACTCCTTACGTTGCCTATGCTCTGGAATGATTCTTTCTATATCAACAAGGAGTAATCCATCCTCAAAAATTACATTTTTTACTACCAAATCATCTGGTACTGCCCATGATCTAGTGAAAGATCTTTGTGCAAGACCCCGATGCATGTAATCAGTGCCCTCTTTCTCAATTTTCTTTCCTTCGATGATAAGTTTACCCTCCTGTGTGTAAACTTTTAGTTCATCTTTTTTGAACCCTGCTAGTGCTACCTCTAATTTATACTCATGGTTTGATACCTTTATAGTATTATAAGGTGGGTAGTTAGAATTTTTGAAATGTGAATCGAAATCGCTGATCCAATCGTCAAATCCGATCATGTTTCGTCTTATTTTATTGAGATATTCTTGTGTATCTCCAACTGTCAACGTGATTCCGTTGTCAAACATAGTGACCTCTTTAGCGTCTGTGAATAATGTCCCCGAAGGCGACAATACTAATTATACACGATGCTATTTTTTAAGGGTACGGTTATTTAGGTTCGGTCGTTTTTCTCTTACCAATATTATATTTTGTTTCTAACTTCCAATCTCTTTTTTCTCTGAATGAAATTACCTTTATCTGATTTAATGGTGCTATATCTTCAACTAAATCTGATGATATTACATTGACCAATCCCCAATCTGATAGAAGTTGCACAATTCTGTTTCTTCTTTGAAAGTCATTCACGCTTAGATTTGCTTTTTTACCGTCTAAAGCAAAAAGTTCCTTGAAGTGAACTATAAAATACTTCCCTTGTTTATGTAATATGTGACAACTTTGATATATTTTCTTTTCTTTTCTGGATGCGACTCCTATTCTTGTCAATGTCTCTCTTACTTTTAGAAAATCATCAGGTTCTGCAAGTGCAACCTCAATCATTTTACTAGGTGACCAGTCATATATTGGTTCAATCACTACACTCATCTCAATCCTCCAGTGTCAAGTTTTTTTCTAATGAATTTCAACTGATCATCGGTAAGTAAGGAGAGGACCTGCTTTGCCTTTTCATCACTATAATGATAATATTTCTTGATTAGTTCAAGATTGTCCAATTCTTCCTTTTTAATCCAAGGAGAGAATCTTTTCCGCGATCGTAAAATATTTAGTAAAAAGTCGTACTGTAGTCTCTTATCTAAAGAATTGTATATATTCATCTCATTAGCATATAGCACAGCATCCATGTGACCTGCCATGCATCTATTCACTATAAAAGCAGGATACATTGAGTCAGTAACCTCTGGATCCTCAAACAAATTATTCTTTTTATAGTTGATTGAGTTCAACCAATCCTTCAGTTCTGGTTTCATCTACCTTCCTTTGATTTATTCCTTATTGTAACATGATTATCTTCAATAGCAATTTCTAGATAATCATAATGTGTCCACCCAAGTTTTTCATAACACTCGTTTAATTTCTTCATATCATCCCATAAATCAGTAGGTGTTGGTTCTCCCCAAAATGGATTCTCTTCGTCTGGGTTCATCATTTTATCCAAGCACAATAAATTCTTTCATTAGTTCTTCCAATTCCTATATCAAACCCACTCAATTCTGATTTTCGATTGGTTTTATATATTGTTTGAGGTTCAATAAAAAACTCTAAATTAAATTTCTCTGTCTTTTCAATTACTTTTTCTATAGTCCAATTGTAATATAATTTATGTTCAAAATTAGGAATCCCTCTAAAATAAAAACGTCCACCTTCTTTTAACACACGTATTGCTTCTCTAAATTGTGAATCTATAATTTCATCATCACCAAAATTTATACTTCCAAAAGCAATAACAATATCTGCAACATTGTCTTTGAATGGTAAATTTTTTATATCACAATACAAATCTTGATAGAATAGGGGATCATTCAAAACATCATCTAAAATATCTATTCCTATTAGATTATTGATACGTCCTTTGTAGGGATTTTGTCCACACCCTAAATCTAACACTAGATTACAATTAAGATTGTTTATTTCTTTTATAAATTTTTTACCTGTAATGGCATATTTATTCCATTTAGGATGATTCCTCCTTCTTCTTTTCCCATTGAAGAGGTTTCGTAATTCATCATTTAGCATTATTCAAAAAATCGTATGTTTTTTCTGTAACCTCACCAGTTACATTAAGAGTTGGTCTATTTTCATGACCGTAATTTGCTGTGCCATGGGGAACATCTTTCCAAGGCCATGTAATACAATCACCTTTCTTCCATTTTATAATTAGGTTACCATGTTGCCAATGCTGACCGACTTTTTGATCGTCTAAAAAAATTATTATTCGCATCATTTTACGTTGATCATAATCAGCATCAGAATGTTTTTCAAAATCTCCTCTAGAAAATTCTTGATCTTTTTGTCTTGAAAGATGTCCGCCAAAAGCGTCTAGATGCCAATAAAAACATTGTCCCGGTTTTTGTACATCAAATTTTACATTTGGATTTTTCATACCAAATTTATCGACAATACTTTGTAGTGTTGAAGGTAATTCTATTTTTGTTTTTCTATTAACTATTGCGTACCCACCATCAATATCATAACCCCACCTACGAAAATCTGCTTCCTCCATTTCATTATTTCTACTTTTCCTTCCTCTACATCTGCGAGTAAATGTAGCAGGTTTTGTAAGATTTACATCTGGTACATCTGAAATATCAAAGTTTGTAATAGGTATTACTGATGGTAAATCAGAATCAAGAGAGTTCAAATCAGAGGCATCAGTAAAATGATAGTTACTCATCGACTTAGACCATTCAAATAAACTTGTATATTTTTGTTTATCTGTAGGATCTGCTGTTTTCAGATTTGACCACATAGTTTTTGGGTTTCTACTAAATTCAAGTTCGTATAAATCCATTATGTTAATCCTGATGAGTTGAGTTTGTCATAGTTATAGCAACTTCCAAATGAAAATTGTATTTATTATAACAGTTGTGAGAGTGGTGTGGTAGTATCCTGTGACACTTGTGGAACTGTTTGATTGATTCTATCTGATGATTTTTGATGATATGTTTTATCAATCTCACATCCTATAAACTTTCTATCATGTAATTTACAGGCAACACCTGTACTACCAGAACCACCAAAAATATCAAGTACAGTTTGATTAGGATTACTTGATGTCTTTATGATTCTTTCAATCAATGGTATTGGTTTCTGTGTACTATGGAATTTTTCTACCTTTCGGTCATAGAAATTAATATCATCCCATACATCTGTAAGTCCAGTTTGAATATTAAAAGTATAAACTAAGTCTTCATACTTTGGTAAGTTCATAATCTCCTGTAACTTACACCAATCATCCTTAGTTGGATATACACGATGCTCTCTTGGTTTCTTTTCTGATGCGATACAAGCAAATGTTCCACCACCTGTTGTTGCTTTACCTAAGTAACCATTTACTTGATTACCTTTCCATCCTAATCTCTTCCTTTCTGATTGCAATAAGTCTCTAATATAATCCCTTGCTTCATAATGAAAAAAGAATATTGATTCAGTTGCAGTAGGGTACATTTTAAGTTTACTACTTGTTCTCCCTGCAACTGCTTGCATACCTTTATTCACTACTACTTGTTGTCTGAAAGTAAACCCTGCGTCTTCAATATAAGGTAATAGAGTACATAATTGTTGTGGGAAACCAAACAACCAAAAACTACAGTTCCATTTTGCAACTCTACCTAACTCAGTAATCCACTTCTTACACCAATCATAGTATTCATCTATAGTAAACCATTGATTATCCCACTCATCATTTACTACACGATAGTATGGTGGGTCTGTGCATATCAAATCCACCACATTATCATCTAACGATTTTAGAAACTCTAAACAATCTTGATTTTTATAAATCAATTTCTACCTACCTCTCCACGCTCTTTGTTGAAGTTCTTTGATTCTAACC